AGGGTTATTTGGTGATTTGAGGTCATCTCTTGATATCGTCACACGCGGCACGCTCCATAACCAAAGAGCTTTTGTGTCCTCTATCTGCTTTTCAAATTCGGCAAGTATCTCCTGCCAGTTACTTACTGCAGAAACGATAGATGGAACATCCTTGATGATGTTTTCCCAGAATTTTGGCTGAAGATTAGCGTTCATTCTGCCGTCCTCAAATCAGTCTGGACACTAATTCATTAACGAGTCCGCACAGTAATGCGATGATAGGAGCGCCGAAGGCGATAATGAGGATATCCTTCTTAGTGATGTCCCTAAACAGGCATGATTTTTTATTAAAAATGCGACCAAACATACAAAAATCATAGCACAGGGGTTGTTTTTAATATTTTTGCGCTTTGCTACCATGCTAGGATTTGGATATGTCAAAAAAATCATCCAAACTCTTTACAAAACTATTCGCACAGGCCGGAATCCCAATCAACGGACCCGAGCCGTACTCAATACAAGTCCACGATGAACGTATATGGGACAGGCTTATGGACCAGAGACTACTTGGGTTAGCAGAGGGTTACGTGGATGGTTGGTGGTCGTGTGAAAAGGTTGACGAAATGCTTACGCGTTTTACCAATATTGATTTGGCCAAACAAATACCGATGAGCCCAAGTATTGCGATTGCGGCTGCATGGTCAAGAATTGCTAACCGTCAGAACAGAAGTCGTTCACCAAAAAATGCGGAGTTCCATTATGGGATTGGCAATGACCTTTTTGAGCTGATGCTTGATGACTACATGATGTATTCGTGTGGCTATTGGCAAAAAGCAGACAATTTGGAAGATGCACAAATTGCGAAGATGGACCTTATTTGTAAAAAACTAAAATTAAAGCCGGGGATGAGGGTTTTGGACATTGGGTGCGGCTGGGGTGGGTTCCTTGAATATGCGGCAAAAAAGTATGGTATCACTGGAGTTGGGATTACCCCTGTGGATAAGCAAATATCTACCGCGACCAAGAGATGCGAGCCCCTTGGGATTGAAATTCATCAACTCACATACCAGGACCTTGATGGACAGTTCGGCAAATTTGACCGGATTGTTTCAATTGGAATGATGGAACATGTCGGGCCCAAAAATCTAAAACTATTTTTTGATAAGTGTGATGAGCAATTAGAACCCAAGGGAATAATGGTTCATCACCTTATTGGCTCAACTCGAGCACGACATGATGCTGACCCGTTCTATGACAGATATATATTCCCTGGCGGAATCCTTCCATCGGTTTCGCAATTCACCGCAGCAGCAGAACCAAATTGGGTGATTGAAGATGTGCACAACTTTGGCATGGACTATTCAAAAACTCTGGCGGAATGGTACAAAAACGTAACATCAAATTGGGAAAACCTCCCAAATTATGACGAGCGATTTAGAAAAATGTGGGAGTTCTACCTTTTGTCATGCATGGGCGCATTTATGTCTAGAAAATTTAATCTCTGGCAGTACGTAATGCGTCGCAAGGGTATGGACTTTGAAAGATATACCTGTAGGTAGAAACGTTATTTTTTAGTAAATACCGTGAACCCATATGTGTCTGAGTTGTGATACGTATAGCCATCTTTGCTATTCAACAATTCGTGAGCACCGTAGTATGGATGCATTTTTGCATCGTCTCTATAAATCTTTCCTGAATGATTAGTTGACATTACGTAGAGAATTCCATTACTGGATAGAGCATCAACACACTTGTTGAGTATTTCTAAATCGTAAACTGCATCCCACGCTGCCACCTGGATGAAATCATAACCTGAAGCATCTCCAGAACCAATCTCGTCTCTTTCGACAACACTGTAATCGATGTCTCTATAGGAATCTGGTCCCCCGACAACCGATGAATCTCTTGCAAACGTTTCATAATTGTAAAGCGACTGGGTATTAACAAAATGTATTTCTGTTTCTGGATGTTCGTGTTTAAGCGAATACATTGTTGTCATTGCGTCTGGGGTAAAAAATAAAGCTTTTTGAGGTAATTTTGCAAAGGCGTAACTAGCCAGGGCATCATCGGACCTTGCAAGAAGTTCCTTGAATCCGGTTTGAAAATTTGCAATAAGGTCTATGTACCAGCACCCATCACTACCGCCTCGGGCGGCAATACTCATAGTAAGTCCTTCTACGCTCTTTCTCCATTCGGTGACATTTGATGCCATTTCTGATATTAGAGAAAGTATTTCCTCTGTGCTGTCGGGGAAAATTGACTCAATTGGGTTTTTCCCAATCAGCCTGGAGGCCATAGCTGTTCTTAGTTGTCTATTGTCCATTTTTCACACCCCTTGCAAGACAGTAATTCCAGTACGCGTATCTTGCACCTTCTGTTAGCGCGACATTTTGTTTTGATAAAAACGTATGAATCTTGTTTGAAGAAAATGTTGAATTAGCGACGTCTCCGCGCACATCGCTGGAGTAGTTCCATAGTTTTCGCAGTTTAACAACGGCATAGTCGATTCTCATTGAATCAATGTCTGATGGGTCAAACCCAACTAAATATGAAGTAACAGCTAATTTTTGCTCATGGTACGACATGTCTGATTCAGCGTTATAAAGGTTTCCCTCGCCAATACTTCTAGTTCTCATCCTGGAAAGCCTCCTCTACTGTTTCATTTTTCGTAAAATCACCCTGATGTGTTGATTCCCATGGTGATTGAGCATCACTTGATTGAAGTAAGTCACAAAAAAATGCAGCCCCATCTGGAAGCTCAAAAGAAAATAACCTAGGATTCCAACGAGGGACCTGACTATCTCTGTTTGGGTTTTGCATTGGCTCCTGAATATTTGGGTATTCAGGCTCAATGTCAGGACATATTTCGTATCTTCCTGATTCCATGGCAGTTTCTACAATTGAAATTGTTGCCGGAATATCTGGAGTTATCCTCACAACAACCTGCTAACTCTGTAATCTTGCCAGGGCCGCCAATTGCAGTTTGAGACATTCGTATGCATCGTACTGTGCAGCGAGAGAACTATTCTCCGCCAATGACATGTCTATAGGATTTTCCATGTCTGGTAGAAGGTCTTCGTCTTGAATACCAAGAGAAAAAGCAAGGGTGTAGATTGAGTACTCAAGAATTTGAATCGCTTCAGCCTTTGCTTTGGCTAGTTGTCCTGCAGAAAGTGCCATAAGTGGATACTACTCTTCCAGTCTTGATTTGACAGTTCCTATTTTTGCCAAGAAATCAAGAATAAATCTATGTCCCTGAATCATGCCGTGGCTGTCGTTACTTGGGACAAACGTTGCGGCATCAAATGTCTCTGGGTCAAAGCCCTCTTGAAGAAGTCTCTCCATGAGCTGTCTTTCCAGGTCTTTGAGCGTGCGCTGATATATAAGTTTCTTCTCTTGCGTTGAAAATGAAGACTCGAATTTCATGTTTGCTCCGTCGTACTAGTTTTGGACAAGTACCCATATTTTACACTATGGATTGGCTAGTTTTGGCAGACCAGTGAATGTAGGCCCTATTTGTTTACCGTCCGCGTCAAGACCTGTACGAATACCTTTTGTCCACGTCCACGGCTTTTCAACATTATTTTTTGCCTTCATTTCCCCGTATTTCATGCGAGACGCAACGAGCTCAGGGTCGCTCCAAAGACTTGACCGAACAATCTCAACATTCTCGAGTATCGAGTTGTCGTAGATATTAAAAAAACAAAATGGGGTTCCCGCCGCAAATGTTACCGGCTCTCCAATTTTGGTTATCTTCCAATTCATCTGGGATTCGTCTGGCCACCAATGACTAGGAATTGTTGCAGTTAATGGAACCGCTCCGTCCAAGAAGTAATTCGGCGAACCAGAAATCCAGGTGTTGTATCCCTCTTCTGTATTTATTACCCAGCCCATATTTATTGAAATCATTCCGATTATCGAAGATATTGCCTGAACCCGACCAGAGGAGGTCGTCTCCCCAGAGATAATTGTCGGTGGAGTATTCCCGCCATCCCATTGAACAACTAGGTCCTCTTCGAGAATCAACTCCCATCCATACACATTGGCTACCGTCATTGGAAGACATTGATAGGCGTGTTTATTATAAGTAGCGTCCATCCAGTCACGCTTAATCCTCGACTGTTGTATGAGTGGTGGGCTCTGATGTGTTTGTTTAAGAAATAATTTTGTCATTTTTTGAATACAAATCTTTCGACTTGGTTTGCCGTTGGGCTAACGATTCCGGGTCCGTATTCAGCGTCGGTTCCGTCTATGTTCTTGCCGTAGCCCTTCCACTGTTTATGGAACCTGTCGTTGTAGTCAAACATGGTTACAGCTGCATACTTGGTTCCCCTGGTGACAGGTTTGGATGCATGAGAATAGATGAATGTTGACGGAAATAAAACTATGTCTCCGTATTTAGGCTTAAACGTAACATCTAAGTACGGAAACCAAAGCTCGCCGCCGTCGTAATCATCGTTAAGATACATGACCGAAGACACGGTGCAGACGTATGAAAAACCGTGGTCGGCGTGAACATTGAAGTGCTGACCCTCGTTGTATCGGACGTAGTTGATTGCTTCCATGAAGTCCATACGTATGTTGTACCTGGATTCGTAATCTTGCAAGCAAGCAGTCAATCCAACGACAGTGTCGTTGTATATGTTGATGAGTTCTGAGTATTGCTCTGGACAGTTTTGAAAATGTGCCGGGCTCATCTTGCAGTCAACGCAATCCCTGTAATCCTTCATTACTTGACCATCACCGACAAGGGCCTGCATCCACGAATAAGGAGGAGTGGTGCTGTCGCCTATTGTTGCTTCTAGGCGTTCTGGAATTCTAAGGTCTTCGGTAAGTATGTTTCTATAAACCAAAAACCCAGCTTTGGGGTCACCTATGTACTCGACATCAATGTTTCTCATTGTCTCATCATACTCCGGAGAACCACATTGCCAAACTTATTCGTTCCCCGCTAAAGACGCTATCCACATAGTGGCTATATTGTAAATGACTTGGGAATATTACACAATCCCCTGGGACTGGTTTGTATCTGTGTTCCATTGTCGGGAAAACTAGGTCCCCACCAGTGAAATCATCATTTAGGTACGCAACTGCCGAAATACGAAAATTACTACAGCCCGTTTTGGGGGTTCCGTCAAGGTTTTGACTATCCGCGTGTTCTTCGCTTATATTTCCAGGAATGACCTTAATGAGGGTGGCTTGGTCTAGTTCTAGGCTTAAATCAAATACTTTTTCTGCTAAACCCAAAACTCGCTCGCATACCTCATTGAATATTCCGTATGCGAAGACGTCGGACTCTAGTAAGGCGGATTTGCTGTAATAGCCGGTTGAGTGGTCATCTTCTGCAAGGTTGGGCGGCAAACCTATCTCCTTAATCGAATCAAGGATTAGGTCAGATTCTTTTGGTTTTATAAAATTCTTTTGAATTAAAATCATTGCTTACAGCACAGTGTAAAACGATGGTGTTGTGTACCTATACCCCTTGGTAACCAAGGTGACTCCATGTAAATAATTAACGTCTCCTGGGTGAGCAATAGCCAATCCGGGTTTCGGTTTTATGGTCAAGTCGTGTTGCGGGTAATAAAGTTCTCCGCCTTCAAAATCGTCGTTGTAGTAAAACAAAGAATTCAAATCGTAGTCAACGAATGCATTTGGTTCACCATTATTGAGTTGCTTGTCGGCGTGAGGCCGCTGTTCAATTCCTGGCCTCCACTTCATGATGACCGGTGGGCGTGGAGATAACCGTAGGTCGTAGATTCTCTCAAGCTCTAACTGCATCTTTGTAATATATTTATCAATTATTTTAAAAACCGGCATGGAGAGTCTTTGTAGAATATCACTGCTGCATTGCCTGTCATTCCAGTAATCAGCGTTATAAAGGCATGTTCCATCTTCGGCGTAAACGCTCTCTTTTGAGTTATTCCACTCGTTTATTGTTGGGCAGAAATCTTGAACAACCCTTAAATCTTCTTCATCTATAAAATTTTCAAAGACGTGTATGTTCTCTGGACCATCCCCAAAGTGTCCTGGCTGTATATTCCATGGTGATTTTTCGGTTGGCGACATACTTGCAACACTATCAAATTATCGTTCTTTTACTAACCTATATAGGTATTCGTCTATTTCTGAGCGCCGTTTTATTTCCTTTATGTGGGTTATGTCTGGTTTAAACCCGTTTTTTTTCGAGCAATTCGTTATGTAATAAATTGATTTATCTAAAGAAAAACCATGCGACTTAAGCACGTTTGCTTTGAGCCAATCAATCGCCATCCCCCTATCTGGTAGGGCGAATAGATTCATGGAACCAATTAAGTCTTTTATTTCATTTTCGTTTGGCATGTCATTTTCTATAAAAACCATATTTTTCTCGTTTACAACATCACTATCTCTGAGCGAAACAAAAGACTTATCCACAAAAGCAATCCTGCAAAATAGCATTTTTGACTGTATATTCCCCGAATTTGAGAATAGTTCGTTGGCCCCAAAAGGGGTTACATTTCCATACATGAAATCGTCCATGAATTCGTTTGACATTTCAAAATCGGTGCTTTCGGAGACATGTGCGGCAATGCTCACGTAGTGTTCCACTGGGTCTCTGACTATTGAAAAAACTTCAAAAGCGTCTGCATTATTTGCAATCGGATTTTTTGCAAAATGACCAGATACGTATGGAAAGTGAGTATATGACTCTTCGGAAAAAATTACATCTTGTGTTGGTTTGTGGAGACCAAAACCCTGCTTGGAAAATGTTTTCTCTAATGCATTAGCAATTCCAAACCCAGATGTCCTTGGTATGTGCAGGTGATATAGTTTTCTAAAGTTCATTTTCTAGTTCTTTTATTTTTGTGTACAACTCGATGTCTATTTCGGTTTTTTCGAGTATCTTCGATTTGTGTTTTTTGCTTATTTTGAATGTCGGCTTCGGCGTGGAATTGATTACCGAATTACTATGCGCCATTTTAATCCCATATAAATTAAATAGAATATTGTTTACTCTCTCAACGAGGAGGGCCCTGTTTTCTGTAGTCCCTATCATTATTCCGTCCAATCTTTCGCTTAACTCAGAATAAGACGTTGGCTTTTCCACAAAAAATGATTGATATTTTGATTCAGGTAAATTACCATACGAATCTACGGGTGATTGATGTTCAATACATGCAATTTTTGAAAATAAAAAACAAGACTGAGGGTTGTCGCATCCAGACATACCTTCGAACTGTGTGTTGAATTCATTGTCATTACTAAGGAATAAATCTAAAAATTCTTCACTAAACTTAACACCGGATTGTGCGGCTGCGTATTTAGCCAAACTTAAATACTGGTCAAATGGCTCCCTTATCATCGAGAAGGTCGTAAGTCCATTGATAACATCTATCGGATTGCGAGCGAAGTGCCCGCAAATTATATTGTACGAATTGGCTATTTCTGGATTAAATACAAACTCGAAGTCACCTGGTATGTAAACTTTTGCTTTATTTATACTTTTTGATGCAGCGAGTATGTCGTGCTGCATCTTTGTTCCAGACGTCTTTGGTATATGCAAAAAATATAAATGTTTATTTTTGCTCATCCATTACAGCCATTTCCATTAATAGCCTGTGCTTTACTGGTGTCCAAAAATGTGGGGATGTGTACCTTACCCCATCCATAATTTCCGTAACGCCGTGAGCATACATGTTTGTTGATGGGAAGAAAACCAGAGTTCCTGGATTTGGTTTAATACATAGGTCATATTTTGGGAAAAATAGCTCTCCGCCTTCGTACTCTTCGTTCAAATAAATTATTGACCCGTAATCTACGATGTAGTTATATCCAGGCCACCCACTAGAAGTCTCTCCATCAGCATGCAAATCCTGATACTCGCCTGGATACCATTTTCGTATTCCTGGTTGTGTTTTTTCAAGTTTCCTACCAAATTTATATTCAACTTCATACTGAACGTTATCCACGTATTGCTGCATGATTGAGAACACTTTTGGAGAATTCTTTCGAATGAATTCTGGCATATGAATACTGTCAGAACCTAGTGGACTTCTTGACTCCCAGTACTCTGCAGATTTACAGTAATCCATTATTTCTGCAAGGTGTTCTATGCTTATAAAATTTTCTTTGATGACTATATTTGATGGGTCGGCAGACGGCAGGCTTTCTAAATCAAAAACCAGTTCTCGGTAATTCATTTTTTATTTTGTTTCTATTTGAAACCTGGACCAAAACCTGGCGGGAAGAAAGGAGGGAAGAATGGAGGGAAGAATGGAGGGAAAAATGGCGGAAAGAATGGAGGGAAGAACGGTGGAAAGAATGGAGGAAAGAACGGAGGGAAGAACGGTGGGAAAAAGGGTGGGAAGTAAGGAGGAAAGTATGGGGGCGCTACTGGAGTTACGGAGTTTGATGCAGCCGATATTGCTGAGCCAAAACTGTTTGATGCGGTAACCGTAAATGTGTAAGGGGTTCCGTTTGCCAAACCGCTGACCGTTATCGGAGATGCGCCAACCCCAGTAAAGCTGCCCGGTGTTGAGGTGGCTGTAAATGTTGAAGCAGTTGTTCCAGCGGCACCAGCAGTGTATGCAACTGTTGCCAATGCGTTGCCTGCCGTTGCAGTAACACCAGTTGGCGCGCCTGGTGCCAAACCAGAAGTAACACTTCCCGACGGCAATGAATACGGACCGGTGATGCCGTTAGAAACACACCTAACCTGATACGTATAGCTTGTTCCGCCAGTTAGGCCGGTAACGGTGATGGGGCTAGATGCGCCGGATGCTGTGTGTCCAGCACTTGAAAGAACCTGAAATGTGGGGGTTCCTTTTCCGGTTCCATTTGGAGTGAAAGAAACAATAGCGTTTCCAGTAGCACCATTTGTGGCGGTCACATTTATTGGTGCGCCTGGTTCCTTACCTCCAACGTCTTTTAGTGCAACCATGGTTTATGCCGATAGGTCGCCTAGTGCAACCCACGTATTAGTCGCTCGTTTGATAAGGGTCACGCCAGACCACTGGGCGCGGAGTTTTGTTCCTGGTGTTCCATTTATGGTTACGCCAGAATCACCAAGAAGTGTTGTTTGTCCTGCCCCTGTTTGGATAACAATTATTTGTGTGCCAATAGGAAATGCAACAGTCGTGTTTGATGGGACGCTTAAATTATTTGCTACAGCAACATTCATTTCTACAACTTTGTTTTTGTCGGCAAGAACGAGGGTATACGAAGCACCTTGGGCATTTGTGATTAGGTCTGCAATCTTTCCGCGAGCAATATCTGCAGATGAACTTATATCTCCGTCAACTATTGTTGAGTCAGCAATCATTGCTGAGGTAACCGTTCCAGAATCCGCAAGAGTTACTGCTGTCCCAGCAATCTTGGTATTAGTAATTGCGGCGGAAGCGTTGATATCTGCATTGACTATCACGCCAGATGCTATTGCCGTAACGCCAGCACTAGAAATTGTTACGTCTCCTGTGACGGTTGTTGCTGTTGGAACGTTTGACGAGTTGTAGACAATAGCTTGTCCGGCTGTTGCTGAGGCAATTTTTGCCAAAGTTACTGTTCCATCTTGCAATGCCGTACCAGTGACAGAACTAGCAGTAAACATTGCGGTTGGAATCGTTACCAAAACCCAACCGGAGCCGTTGTATGTCCAGGTCTTGCCGGCGCTTGTGTGCTGGTCCCCTGATGCTGCTCCTGCTGGAAAATCAATACTTGGCATATTTAGGCCTGTGCTTCAGTCCATGAAAGACGGGCAAACACTGTTGCTGCAGCAGCACCAAGGTTACGTACAAGAATGTGAACTGTATCTGGACCATCTGGGTAGATTGCCTGACTGCTCAATGTTGTTCCACCGCCCAAGACCGAGTTGCCAAGGTCGCGAACCGCAGAAAGGTCAATCGAGTTTGCACCAGTTCCCACGAAGAAACCACCAGTAATTTCACCACCAGTTAACGTAACCGTGGAGCTACCGTAGTCTGCTATCTGTGCGAGTGAAGATGTCACCGTGTATGGCTTGACCCAAGTTGCTCCGGTAGACGGAGTTCCGTTAAGAACAACTGTAACCAAGAGGTTTGATGAAGCCGTAGTCGTGGTGATATCCAGGTTTCTGAGAACCAACTGCATTCTGTTGATGAGTTCGCGGGCACCAAATACTGCAGACGTACCGTTATCCGCTGATGGAGAGACCCTGATTGCGAGCAAACAGTTTGTTGCTGCAGCGTTTACAACTACAGAAGTCGCCGAACCATACGTAAACACGAGTGATTTATCATCGTCGTATCTTCCGTCCATGATTGCTGATGTGCCCCAGTGAGAAATGGATGGTGCGTATGTCGGGAATGCAAGTTCAACACCAATTGGATTGGTTGCTGAGTATGTCCAAGACAAAGCGGCATTTGTTCCCATTGGGGTTACGTTTACAGTTGGGTTTGCTGCAGTTACTGCGGCACTCAGCTTGATATTTGTTCCGCTAAGTGCTTGAATGAAGGTTCCGTCCGGAACGTCTGTTCCGTTAACGCGCTGACCGACCTGGAGTCCAGCAGCAGAAGAAACTGTTCCGTCGTTGGAGTTGGCTGCAATCGTAATCGCAAGAGATGAGTTTCCTGTTTGCTGACGCGTTAATCCAGTGAACGTTGTTGCTGTTTTTCCGGTGTAGTTAACGTACTCGTATCCGGTTGCCGTATTGAAAATTGCAAGAGTTCCAGCTGTTGGAAACCCTGTTGTGCTTCCAACTGTCATTGATGTTGCAACGTTTGACAATGACGCAGCCAAGTTTGTAAATGGAGGCTGAGCTGTTGTCTCGTAGCGCGCAGGTAGGTTTCCCGAACGCATGTACGCTTCAGAGTTGATGTTGTTGTTCACAACCTTGTGGCAGTAAGTTACTTTTCCGTTTGTTGCACGCATGCCCCAACGGATGAAGCCAGCTCCATACCAAGAGTAGTCAATGTAGAACATTTGCATCTTTGAAAGGTCAACGTTGTAACCAGAAGAACCCGTTCCGTCAAACTTGTCAAGATTCCACTCTGACTGTGGAACTTTTGTATCAACAGTTCTTGAACAAACAACGTAATCAGATGTTGCTCCACGGAATGCAGGGCTTATGGTCATTGATGTATCGCTTGCAATATCGATAATTCTATACGACATACCTCTTAGTACGATATTGTCACCGATTCCTAGTTGCTTTGAGAATCTTGTTGGAAACGCAGCGTTTGTTTGCGTAACCGTGCATCCGCCAGAGGTAACTGACACTTTTCCTGAAATTTGGAAAGTAGATGAACGTTTTACCGCCCACAATGTTTGTCCGTCGTACTCAAAGAATACACCGTTCTGCTGGTCAAATAGACCGATTCTGTTTACGTTTCCATACCAGTTTGAAACGGTTATGTAATACGGACCAGAAGCTGTTGCAGCAGACGGTGTTGAGTCTGGGGTATAGGTAAAGGTGTTGTAACCAGTAATCGTGTAAACAACAAATGTTCCGTTGTACCCAGTTTCTGTTGCGCCGTAAACAACGATTGTTGAACCTGGGTAAAGGTTGTGCTTTTCCTTTGTCTGAACAGTAACCAAGTTTGTTCCTGAAGCATATGTCAAGGAGTCAAGTTGCAAGTCTGGCTTGAGCAGTGTTCCGGACGACATCTGAATGCCCTTACCTGACTGATAACGGAAGTAACGACGTGTCTGTCGAACCGCTGACTCGTAGTTGGATGTTCCGTTGTTGGTGAAAATAACACCGCCGTCAAATGGTCTATGCAAGAACAGCCCAGATGGACATGTGTACACAGCTGCAGAAGTAGATGTCAATGTTCCAGTTGGGGTTGCTGGGACATAAACAACAAACTGTGTTGCGCTTATGATTCTTGCAACAAAGTTTGAACCGTTTGGAGGGTTTGTTCCTGTTGTTGTTACACCAGTAATAGCAACCTCGTTGCCAATTGAAAGACCATGAGGAACCGTTGTGGTTACGGTTACTGCGTTTGATACGTACGAAACCGTTGGCGCTCCACCGATTGCCGCACCGGTAAAAAGAGCGCCTGTATAAAGAACCGTCTTATTGGAGTCAAGAATTGATGTGACAGTTCCAGTGTTCACAGCTTTTGCAGTGTACGAAAATGAAACGTTTGAAGATACTGCTTCAACAATGTAGTTACCATTGGCAATAGCCAAGAATGTGTCTCTTACTGAAATTGGTGTTCCAACTGCGATACCCGTAGTGCTCGGCAGCGATACTGTTACAGTTCTCGACGATGTACTCATCGTAATTGCGGTAATGCCGGTAATAGGCGCAGCCGTGTCATAGATGAACGGTCTATTGTTTACCGTGATGAGGTTTTCCCATTTTGAAATCTGTGTACCGTATTCAAAGTCGGTGTCAATCAACGCCTGGGGCGTAGAAACTCTTAATTTTTGTACTGGGTCAAAAAGAACTTCTTCAGGGGTTATTGGGGTAAGACCAGCAGGAATCTGATTAGATGCCATTATACAATCTCCATTCCAGCAATGTGGAAGTTAATACTTGTGGCATTCGCCCCACCAGTAATTGTTTGTGTTGCTGTAAGAACTTGGCGCAAATCGAGAGTAAAAATACCCTTGCCAGTAATGGTTAGGGTTGATGTAAGTGCGGTACCGTTTAGGGCAAGGGTAAACGTACCATCGGTCGACGATGTGTTGGTGACTATTACGTTGGTGACAACAGCTGTTGTTAGGGCTGGAACCGTATACAGGGTTGTACCCGTATTGGTCGTTGCCGCCCCCCTAAAAAGTGTTTTAGCTGTATTAGCCATTGATTACTCCAGTCATTTAATACGCTCCCATGATAGACGCAATTTCATTGCTGCCAGAGCTACTTCCGCCCACATTAACCCAGTTTCCGTCATAATAAACAAACGTTTCGCTGGTTGTATTTCTGAACCAAATCTGGCCGTTTGCTGGGTTTGATGGCGAAGTGGAGCTAATTATTGCTCCAATTCCCGATGCACCAATTTCAATCCAGTAGGAATCGTAGTAAACAAAAGTGATTGCTGAGTCGGACTCAAACCAGAAGTCACCATTAACAGGACTAGAAGGAGGGGTGTCGCTTATGGTCATCTTGGCGCCTTGACCAATTACTCCATAGGTTGAGCCGTCGTTTGTGGCTTCCCATCTATCCAAAGATTCATTCCATCGAATATCAACATTTGCAGATGTTCCACGCTCAACAACCACTCCAGCGTTAAGTGTTGGAGACCCAGTTACATTTGAGTTAAGAGTAATTATGCTGTCGGCAACGTTCAAGTTTGCCTGACTTGTTGAGGTCTGACTTCCGGTGACGACCAAGTTTGCCACTGTAATTGTATTAAAACTTACAGAGGAAGAGGTTCCGACTGCCTGCCCAATTGCAATGGTTGGGGTTGCACCCTCCCCTGAGTTGGCTGTAATGGTTACACCAGTACCCTCTACAAGGTTGGCTACATAACTACCAGTCGTGTCGGTTCCAAGAGCAACAGAGTCTGCGGCAATTGTGGCGGTTAGTGTTGCGTTTCCAAGATTAGTCAATGTTGCCGAACCACTCAAATCTCCAGCAAGTGTGATTACTGGAGATATACCCGTAATGGTTGGACTTGTGAGAGTTTTGTTTGTCAGCGTGTCGGTTGTATCTGTTCCAACCAATTGAGTTGTGGCATTTGGAAGGGAAATTATTCTGTCAGCGGTTGGGTTTACTGCGACTATTGTTGTCTCAAAAGCGTCGTCTGTTGAGCCTTCAAGTGTTATTGCTCCGCCAACATAAACCAAGTATGAGCCAGATGCAATTGCCGCACCAGGACCAACAAGTGGTTGATATGTGAATGTTGAAGAGTTTGGAACAGAATATATAGAGAATGTTCCGTTGTAGTCAGTTTGGGTTGCACCAGTAACTGTGATTCTTGCACCAACAGCCAAACCATGACCAACTGCGGTCACGGTTGCAAGACCTGTTCCGCTGCTGTAGGCAAGACCTGTTGCATTGACCTGTGCATTTCCAAGACTTAGGTTTGCAAATGATGGAGAATCAGTTGTACCAATTGCTTGGCCAATATTTATTGTCGGGTTCCCGGATTCGGCAGCTGTTCCGTTTGTAAGACTTACGCCAGTACCAGCATTTATGGAAGCTACAAAGTTTCCGTCCGTATCGGCATTGAGGTCAATTACGTCAGCTACCCAGTTAGAGCCATTCCATTTAATGAATTTTCCTGAAGCCTTTGAACCAGTAATAAGGTCAGCTGGTACCCACTCAAATCCATCCCACTTCAAGAACTCCCCAGTACTTGCTACCGAAGCAGAAACATTGGACAGTTCACCAATTGCGTGTGTCCCAATTGATGTGACGGTTCCAGAACTTCCAGTTATGTTTCCAGTTACGTTTCCTACAACAGGGCCAGTATGTGTCCCTGACGTGCTTCCATCTACGCTTCCGGTTACATTGCCGCTCAGATTTCCAAAAACATTTCCAGTCACGTTGCCTACAAGATTGAAGTAACCCTGACCGGTTGCTGTGATGTTATTGGTAAAAATTGGATTATATAGTGGCGCTTTGTCGTTTAATTGAACCTGAACGTTTGCGCTTGCCGTGTTTAAATAGTCAAGCTGTGCCGATGTTGTGGCAACGTTGAATAATTTATTTAATTCAGATGCAGTTACGGTTAATCCGGTTATGTCTGATGTACCAATAGCTATATTGGCCGAACCATCAAATGACTGACCACCAATCATTCTTGCCGTTTCAAGAACTGCTGCTTTAGCGGCTACACCGTTTAAATATGCATTTACCGCAGCAAATGAAACGCTTGCACTGGTTGCAACATTTTGCCCAATCGAAAGAGTGTTTCCTGTTTTTGTAATTCCGGTGCCGGCAGTAACTGTCGCAGTACCGGAAAATTGAGTAAACGTAATATCGTCAGTACCAATAATGTGGGCTCGGTTGGTTCCTGTTCCAAAACTTGTAACCAAAAAAGCTTGGCTTTGGTTTGTGCTACCAAAACCAACATACATTGCATCGCCAGCATTTATGTTTCCATAGGCTGAACCAGAGTCAAAATCGGTAGCTCTTGTGAGAACATATGGAGTTGAAACACTTCCCTGAGCGGTGACAGCGTAGATGCCGTTTTGTTTAGCGTCGGCTTGGGTTTTGACAAGGATTCTATTTCCTGTAGATGCATTCTGTCCATCTACTATTAGACGCGCATTTGATGTAGCAGTTAGCGTTGCGCCAACACCGCTTGTGCCATTACTGTAAGTTGGACTACCAGGAAGAATTGCTGCCGTTGCGTATACGACAAAATCGTGCCAGTTTATTGAAGAGGCAATTCCATCTACGTAGGCTTTTGTCGCTACATGTGAATCAGCGCTTGGGAGATTTGAAACCAAAACTTGAGCAAAGGTTGGCGAAGCCGATGTAGCCACGGATTGAGGAAGCGAGATTGTTGGGGTGGCCGCAGAACCAGAGTTGCCGGTTATTGTCAAACCAGTGCCAGCCACCAAGGACTGGACATAGTTTGCATTCTGTAGTGAGCCGTAGAAATAAGTAAGCGAGTTCCAGGCCGTAGAACCGTTGCCAAGCTTTATTTTCCCGGTGTCTGACTCAAGTCCTATTTCTCCCGCAGAAAGAATTGGGTTTGCTGATGTCCATGCGGCAGCCGTGTCTCGGCGAAATAGAATCTTCTTATAAGCCATTAAGCACCACCTCCATCAGCGACCTCTGCATTGTTGCCTAGACTTATTTCAATATTGGCAAACCCGCCGTCAATTATCGCAGACTTAAACCTCTGCCATCGGAACCCATTCCAGCTCCAGGATTTCCCAGCGATAGAAAACTCATCATTCGTTGACGGGGAAGCAGGAAACGCAATTGGCATGTGCTTATTATCGCATATTTTAGTCTTTAATTGTCTCTAGTCTCTCGTTTTCCATCAGCTTTTTCGAAAAGGTGTTCAATCCGTGAATCAAACCAAGTGGTTCTGGAATATTGAGTTCCATACATATCTCAATCAGCTTTCCGTCTCGAATATCCGTCCAAGCATCAATCATTGCTTGTGCACCTGATTTGCCGCTGATGTGATATTTCTCCGAAATAAGCTGAATCAGGTCGTCGTCATAGTTCCAGGTCTTAATGGTCATGGTCGACTTACTTTCAATCTTTTATACATTATCTTCAAAATTTTTATTCTGGGGCGTAAGCGGAACCAGGTTTTGGAAGTGCATTTGGGTTGGCTGGGTAGCCACCAGGTAGAACATATATTTTTGGGTCCGATGATAGGTAGGAAATTCTTCTTTCATTGAAAGGTATCGGCTCAAGCACCTGTATCTCTACAACTTCTCCATCGACTACATAAATAAAAGTTGGATTTCCAGTAAGGTCCTTTGGTGTTGAAATGCTCATTTTACTCCTTTATTGTCTTGGTCTAAACTTACTATAATTTAATAAATGTCCCAGTTACCTATTTCTTCATTCCAGTGAGCACATCCCCTATCACTTGACGGATACGGGATTGGTGGGACCCAGTCAAAATCTTCATCTAAAACCCACGAAGGATATGGCTGGTTGGCGATAAAGATGTCTCTTTCTTCGTTGTAACTAAAGCCAATACCCGCAAACTGTTTCCTTATATTGTGGTTGTAAGAAGTCCTTAAACATCTCTGACCACGCAGAGAACCGTAGTACTCCTCCCAGTCGGAGATTCCGTCAACTACTTCGTCTTCGTTGCGACCGACAATTACTTCGGTGACAATGTTGTTTTCATCCAAGAATGCGTAATGTGCCATTAGAAAGTAATCGTTCCTGTTCCGCCTGTAAATGTGTATGTCCTAATGCTTCCCGAAGACGAAAGCGAAT